CTCCGTCTTATGCCAAGTAACATTATGAAAACACCAATTACGATCATGCTAACAGGTGGGTAAATAGCCCACAATCCAGTCCCGACAAATATCAGACCAACGAGTACCACGATATCCGGGTACTCTATACCTTTCCAACCATTAAGCTTCCGCGTACAGTATTCCTCTCGTTTCGTAAATACTTCTGGTATCAGCAGTCGACATAGACCTCGAATACGCCATTATCGACGCTATCACGCCGTCGATACGTTTTGATGTTTTGCCACGATCCGGCTTGACTGGTTTTATATTCCCGGCGGGGTCGGATTGTACGTCAGTACACGACACCATCCATTTCATTACCGGGTTATTACCGTGTGCAATACGTTTGTCCAGTACCGCGGACTCGAATGCCTTTGCGGCCGGTGACATAGTCAGGTACCCCTGACGGAACGGCGTGAGCTCAAACCCGTCTTTCATGAGATCGTTCACGACTTGGGTAGCGTTGTACGGGTCATACGGTATTTCCTTTATGTCGTAGCGTTCCCCGTCGGTGCGTATCTGTTCCATGATGAAGTCGTAGTCTATAGAGTTGCCAGGTGTCGCGGTTACGAATCCCTGTCGTACCCACCCAGTAATCTGGTTCAACACGTCCCGTGACGTAAAACGTTTATCCAAGTCGTACTGCGGCAAGAAGAACCGGAACACAAACTTATATAAGTCACTGGACACGTCCGGCGGGAAACACAGCACCCAAGCTGTGAAGTCTGACACCGAACTCAGGTCAAAAGCCCCGTAACAAGTACGACCCGCCAATCCATCGGCGTCTACAGAAGTTCCACACGCATCCCACGCCTCGGACGTTATCCAACGGGTCAACGTCTCTGTCCATATATTGAGCTTCTTAGTCTTGAACTCGTTCTGTTTCGACGGTGAGTTCTTCGCCTTCATGCACATGTCGCGCATATCGTCGAGTGACACGGACACAGTCAGGTTCGGGTTAGCCTTCAACCACTCCGTCTCGTCGTCCCATTTGTCCTCATCGTCAACTGTGAATATAATTCCGAAATAGCTCTCGTCCTGAAACGTTTGCTCCAATATGCTGACGAGGTACTCACGCTCCTGGTAACAAGCAGACGCTTTGTCGAACCCAGCGGTGGTTATGATCAACATGAGTGGCTGTTCCCTAGACCCCATACCGGAGCGCAACACGTCATACAGAGTAGCGTCTGGGTGAGCGTGGTATTCGTCCACCAATGCGGCTTGAACATTCCACCCGTCTTCGGTTTTGGAATCCTGCCCCAACGGAATAAACGTACCGCCCATGGACTCGCAATATATGGAGTCCTTGAACGTTCCTAACTGTTTCCTCAGCGCCGGGCTTGCTTTTACCATTCGGGTAGAAATCCTATGTATGATACGTGCTTGGTCCTTTTTCGTGGCCGCTGTAAACACCTGTGCGCCGTGTTCTCCGTCGTACCCCAGCATATAGAGTCCATCAGTAGCTATCTTACTTGACTTACCGTTCTTCCTGGAAACTTCCACGTACGCGGTGCGAAACCTGCGCTTGTCATTCTTCTTCCACTTCCACCCATATATGTTCCAGTCAACGAACTGTTGCCACGGTGCAGGCTCGAACACCTGACCAGCCCAGCGACCTTCCGAGTGTCGGCAGAACTGGTAGAAGTCAATCCTATGCTGTGCCGCTTCTATATCGAAGTAGAATTCTTTTTCGTCCTGTTGCTCCAAGTCGCGGAGATAACGTTCCGCTGACAATCGTGTTAGTCTACAAGAGACTATATTACCATGTACTATGTCGAGTGCGTATTGGTGCGCTACGGACTGCTCTATGTCGGGACTCAACCTTGGCGTAATTTCTTACCTCGCGCAAGGAATGCATCCATCTCGTCTTCGCTGGGTTTGTCAATTTTCAACCGTGACCGGGACGCAGGCGTGAGACCGAATTCTGTACAGAATTTATGCATCTGTCCCAATGCACGGTTTGCTACCCACAGGTGAGGGTTCTGCACTCGGTTGCCCTTGGTACTCATTATAATTTCGCCTTCGGTGCTCAAAATACGCTCGGCTTGTATCCAACGCCCGAACGTTTGACAATACGCGGCGAACGCTGACCTATCGGCTTCTGTTATAACCCCGACGTTGAACAGATACGGAGCAAGACGGTTCCATTCCAATTTAGCCTCGTCGGACAAGTCTACCGGGCATGCCGGTATACGTGTTTCCAATTCAGGCTCGCTGTCGTTCAACGGTCTATGTCCGGCTTTACCCTGTAATACCCGCAATGCGGTAGGTTTGGGCTTCCTGCCTTTCATATCAATTCTCCCGCGGGTTTCGTATTGGGTTTCCTAACCCCCCGTCTTCCAGAGCGGTTTTCCTGTTGTGGCATTCTGTACAGAGAGACTGAAGGTTCGCAGGATCGTACAAGAGCATTGTATCCCCGCGGTGAGGTATTACATGATCTACAAGGACAGCTGGAGTTAAGATACCGTTCCTCTGGCATTCTGCGCACAGCGGGTGAGAGTTCAGATGTAATATTCGTAATTTTCTCCAACGAGTTCCGTAACCGCGCTGGGTTGAGGTTCCTCGTCGAGCGTCGTGTTTGTCCCGTATGTGTTTCCGGTGCGTCAGACAATACGAGTCTCCTGACGGAATTAGTTCCGAGCAACCCGGGAAAATACAACGGTGCTTTGGCTTCCATGGCATAGGAGCCTCCTACTAATAGTAAATTATGCACCAGAGTAGAATGTTCCACCGTGGAATAATAAAGAGTAGACTAACACAGACGCAGATATACAATGGGTTTACAACGCGGAGTTAATTACAGGTTATCAATCATAACGAGGATGTCGTGCATATTACGGCTCACGGTTGCTTGGTCGCAACCGATAATAATAGCGGCTTTGCTCTGGGTGAGCTTATCCACAATACACAGCTCGAATACTTTTCTGTGCGTGCTTTTCTTAACCCATGAGTCCGGTGGAACGAACGCCTCGTTGGGAGCGAGTTCAAACAACTCTGCTAAGTCAGTGGGTAATTCGGTGGGCTTTTTTGTGATGGAGTCAAGCAGACGCTCCACCGGATAGCATGGGGTGGTACATTTGGGTTTATGCTTGCATTTCGCGCAAAATTTTGATGCGTCAGAGGTCATATCAGGCTTTCGTAGCGTAGGTGATTTTGTTTCTCATTCCAGTTGTTCCTTTCCGGTCAGTATTCTGTCCGACAAGCACTTGCTGCTCTTGCACTCGCCGCCGTGTTTGCGGCACATGGTGAGTTCCCGACCGCAGTAGTGGCACTTCTCGTTGAAGGAAGTACCGTTGTGGTTGCATTCCACGAGTTGTTCCCGGAATGACTTGTAGTTGTTGAACTTAGCAGTGGTTTCCATGTGGTGTCCTATCCAATATGTTCTTCTTTCAACGGGGTTCCGTATGCAATATCAACCGTGGCTTTTTTGCCGATAACGTCTTCATACCGCCGTGGGTCAAGACCATACCAAGGACGCAGTATGCGGATGTTGCCACGGTCAAACACGTCACCCACCTTCGTGTCCTTCACGACGTAAATAGACCGTTGGAATTCCTCGCTGGACGACGGTTCGTGCTCTTCCAATATATCGGTCTTTGTAGCTTCCAAAGCGCGGATCGAGTCAACCATGGTCTTGAACTCGGTCGGGGTC